GAAATTGCCATTATAAAACTTTTGGTAACGAATCCCTTTAACTCTTTTGGGACTGGAATTTCTTTCATAACACTATAATGCGTTTTTCCGTCTATAGCATAGCGGGCTTCCGTTTTCATAATGCTATATTTTTTCATTATTAAGTGTTTATTCATATGTTTCTACTCCTAGCGTTTCTGCATATGCTTTAGCGGCTTTTAATGTATCGAATGCCTTAATAAATGTATCGTTGTCATATATTTCCCAGCCATTTTTGGGGACTTTAAAACTCCTATTTTGTATCCATAAATTACTGTTACTACTATAATCGTGAGGAAAAAGAGTATGCGGCGTTCTGCCGTTGTACAAATACTTTCTTTGCCATTTTAATTTTTTCATAATACTGCCCCTTTATTTTGATTATTCCTTACCTCTTGCTTATATTATAGCCCCCCCTCGTTCTGTTGTCAAGCATTTTTTTGAAAAAATCGCAAAATAAAAAAGCAGGGCATTTGCCCTGCTTACTGGTATTAATGGGGTAGTTTTTTATAACATTCTATGCACAGAAGCCCTTTTTCCTGCTGCCTTTTCCCGCATTGAGTGCATAGCCCGGCAGCTTTGAGTTTTTCCCGCCGCTGCTTTGCATATTCAAGCCGCTGCGCCTTGTGTGCGTGATAGTAGGCATAATAATACTTTTCGCACTCTTTACAATGCAGCTTGCCTGCTACAGCTTTACGCTTATAACATCTTGGACAGTATCCTTCCGCTTTCAATTCCTCACGGTAGGCTTTCGCCTTTTCTGCTTTATTCATGTCAATTCACTTCACTTTGTTTTTTTCTTAATAATCTAAAAGGTTTGGAGTTACGCCGTTTATGCTTGCAGAGTAGGACATTATAATCTGAATATCCGCAGGAAATGCACCCTCTGGTGCATCCCCTGCATATGAATTTACCCATCGCTTAAAATCAGAAGAACTATTATACCTGTATACTAGTACCTCCCAATATTCAGGTTCGGGTATACTTCCTTCTCCTACAGTAGCCCAACGCATATTATAAGTTTTACCGCCTGTTACACCAATATATCTAGGCAGATTAGGGTCAACAAACTCATTTACATAGGTACTTTCTGTTGTGATTTTTAAAACTTTCACACCTGCTGGGATAGTGATAGTAAAAGCATTTACAGTGTTACCCTTCCACAATACAGTTTCCTTTGTTGGCAGCGAGGGGGATAAAACAACATACTCTGTTTCATATTCGACGTCGGTGGGAATAATCCATTTCCCTGTAGCCGCATTATATCCTGCCGCCGTTATCGTATAAGATATTTCTGTTCCTGTCGGCACTCCATAGAAAACGGCTATTCCTTTATTATCAGTATTAGCTAAATTGCTTTCACCGTTGTAAGTCAGCTCCACTCTTGCTGACCGAACGTGACCGCCGTCGGGCGTGTCTACATGGATTTCAAGCACAGAATAAGTTTGCTGCTCCCCCCCCGAATCTATTAATAAACGCCTGTTGAACATAGTTATCCTCCTATCACGCTATACTTGCTGTTATAGGCAACTTTTCAATCTCTCTATTATATCCGCAATACAATACGTTGCAGGGAAACATAAATAAACCAGAACTAACGGCAGCTCGAAGAATATCATTATTAAAATAAACTAATCCGTTCGCTGTATCTAAATACTTTCCGTTATTTACATTGGTTAGCCGTAATGTCCCGCGTGCGTTACTAGCAAGGTCAGCCCAATTAAAGTAATCAACTCTATATTGCTGTCCTGCTGCCACGGCAACAACTTGCCGAAATAGTCGGCTATATGTGGCATTCATTGTACTACGCGGATACCAGTATAACCCTAATCGCGTCACATTTTCGGGAATGGTAAATGTCGGCATATATTCCACTTGATTTTGAGCGTTATATTGATTTCGTGACGGAACAAAACAAGCGGTAGGAACATCAACGGGAATAGGAATATCCCCCCCTGATGTGGCTTGAAGTAATCTTCTATTAAACATTTTATCACTTCCTTAAAATTCAGAATAAATCATATAGCAAATACCAATGATAGCCCACGTTATCGCACCCATAAATATCGCTTCCATATCAACGCCTACTTTTCTTTTGTCGCAGCGTTTTTCTCGCCATAACTGCCCATTCGTGACTTGACCAAACTAGACAGGTTGGGCAAATATTTACGTCAAGCCGCCCGTAAGTAAAGCTTTTGCAGGCGTCCGCTGAATATTCTTGGTTGCATAGATTGCACTTAATTTTCCCGTTTTCCATTTCAAAACCTCTCTTAGTTTGTATGCTAAATTTGCTGGTATAAATGCGGTAAAATACGGTATTTTATCGTTAAATTATTTATGTAGATTAAATGTCAAAATGGCGTTTTTTGCTATCTCGTTTTTTTGAGATATCAAATTTACCCGTTTTTGACATTACATTTATTAATGGTAAATTATGGTTAGCCCTGTATTTTATTGTTGCGTACGAAACACCTAGTATTCTTGACCATTCCGCTAGCGTATGTTCTTCGTTATTAAATACTATATGGCGGTTTGTTCTTTTATTGTTGCATTGTTCAACTTGTGTTATCCACCTACAGTTATCAGGCGTATAATTTCCATTTACGTTAATTCTATCTAAAGTTAAATTGTTTTGATAGCCATGTGATAACGCCCATTCTCTGAATGGTATAAAATCCTTTTGCCATTCCTCACAAACTTTTATACCTCTGTTGAAATAGCACCCCGTTTTATCTTCTTCGGTACAGCGGCGGCGCATATTTTTCCAAGCTTCGTATAATCTTCGTGGGGTTCTGCCATGCTTGAAATTTATCTCCCGTATCCGTTGCGAAGCGGCTTCACGGTTATAACATCCACAACTTTTTGTTGTGCCATTATTTAAGTTTTGTGATAATACCGCCCTAGTGTTCCCACAACTACATTTACATATCCACGCTATACGCCTACCTATTTTTATTCTTTCTAATGTTTCAAGTCGCCCAAAATGGTCGCCAGCGTTTATTGTTTGATATTTCATTTCGGCACTCCTGTATTGCTGTTTCCAGCTTCTACATTTCCGTGAACATGGTCGGCAAAGCTAATACCTTTGATTGTCGCATTGTCGATAACATCAAGCCGCTGCTGCACGGTTGTGTTACCTGTAACGGTCAGATTGCCATTTATGGTAGTGTTACTATTTATGGTAGTCTGATTTGTGTTAACTGTGACGTGCTGCGGGGCTGTTACCATAACATTGCCGTCCGGTAGAATCTGAATATAGCAGGTCGGCTGCTGGTTTAAAAATCCGCCGATAAAAAAGCCGTCTGAAATATCAAAGTTCCTAAAGCTGCCCGGCTGGACTGGTTCAGCCGTCCCTGTAACAACGTTGGATACATCCCGCTGACAGAATACCGCAAGTCCAATATCACCCGGTACAGGGTCGCAAACTAATGCCGCTGCGCCGCCCTGTATTC